GCTTCAGTCGTCGATCACGTCCAAGCCTGACGCCACCGGCGTGACCATCGGAACAAACTTGCGCCACAAAGGCGTCGCTTACCCGGCGGTCCACCAGTTCGGAGCCACCATTCAGCCAAAGAACGGCAAGCGCCTGGTATTCCCTGGCCCGGGTGGAAATCTGATCTTCGCCAAGAAAGTCGTCATCCCGGCGCGCCCATTCCTGCCGCTCAAGCATGCGGGCACCGTCGTTGCGCTGCCGCCCGACTGGTCGGCCGCCGTCACGCGTTCGCTGCGCGCCTACTTCAAGACCAAGACCGAGAAAGTGAACGCCTGATGTTCCAAGCTGTTGAACAAATCATCATCGATCGCCTGCGCGCCAAGCTGCCCGACGTCACCGTCGAACCCTTGCGCGAGTTGGAGCGCGTGCCCGAGCTGCGCCAGAAGGCCCCGGCCGTGTTCGTGATTTATGACGGGTACACCGTCGGGCAATCGTTGGGGCCGACGGGCGCAATCCAGCAAATCACCCAAGACTGGTACGTCGTGGTGGCCACCAAGTCGGCCAAGGGAAACGGCAACGTCAACGCTGCGCGCGACCAGGCGGGCGAAATCTGCGAACAGGTGCTGGATGCCTTGCTGGGCTTCCATCTTGGCGGGGGAAGATATTTGCGGTTATCTGATGCGCCAGGTCCTGAATACGATGGCGGCTACTGTCATGTGCCGTTGGCTTTCTCCAACGCCGCGACATTCAAAGGTCAGCCTTAAACCTGGAGAGATTTTCAAATGGCAGATTACAGCTACCTCGGCAGCGGCCGCATTTACCTGAAAGAAATCGGCGGTTCGGCCGGATTGATCGAGGTGGGCAACTGCAGCGCCTTGTCGTTCGGCGTGACTGAAGAAGTCAAAGAACTGAAGGACTTCACCCAGCCAGGCGGCGGCACTTACAACGAAGTGCGCCGAATCAGCGCCGTCGAAGCCAGCATCACCATTCACGATCTGAATGCGTTGAACCTGGCCCGCGCCCTGTACGGTTCGACGACCACGCAGGCATCGGGCAACACCACCGGCGAATCGCATGCAGGCGTCAAGCCTGGTGATTTCGTAGTGTTCAGCAAGATCCCGACCGGCAGCATCGTTGTCAAGGACAGCACCACCCCGACCGCCACCACGCTGGTCGAGGGCACCGACTACGAAGTGCGCCCTGGTGGCGTCTACATCCTGCCAGGCACCACTGTTGTGGCTACCGGTGGCGAAACCCTGACCGTCGACTATGCCCACGCGGCCAGCGACATCGTCCAGGCGTTGACCAGTTCCGGCAAGGAATACCAGATGGTGTTCGCTGGCCTGAACGAAGCCCGCAGCGGCAAACGCACCATCGTGACCGCCCACCGCATCAAGATCGGCGCGGCTCAAAACCTGGGCCTGATCGGCGAGGAATACGCCGCCCTGGAAGTCACCGGCAAGCTGTTGAAAGACACCAGCATCACCAGTGCTGGCGTGTCTCAATACTTCAAAGTCAACATTGAAGCATGAGCAACGACCTGGACGTGATCAAGGCGGCTGATACATCGGCCACCTTCAACGGCCGGGCGCTGCAGATTCAACCGCTGAAGGTTGGCCAACTGCCAGCCTTCGCGCGGGCTATCAAGCCGATCAGCAGCACCCTGCAAACCCTTTTGACCGGATCCGGTGGCGTCAACGTCGGTTCGATCATGGACATGATCGCCGACCATGGCGAAAGCATCGTGCAGGCGGTGGCCATCGGTTCCGGCGTGACCGTCGAAGAACTCAGCGACGCGACGCCCGATCAACTGATTGAGCTAGCCATTGTCGTGATGAAGGTCAACGCGGATTTTTTCAAGGGCCGCCTGACCCCGGCAATCGTGGCGGCCGTTCAACGAGTGACGCCGACACCTGGGGCTGGGCTGACACACTGACGGTATTGATCGCGCACGGACACACGTTCGACGCGATCAACGGCTACACGCTGCGCCAGGTGCACGCCTTCCTTCGCGCCATCGAACGTCTGAACAGTGAACAACGCGTCGGGCAGGCGATCGCGGCCCGCATGGCGCAAGCCGAAGGGAAAGCGTTCAAGAATTACATCAAGTCTTTAGAACGGGGAAGTCATGGCAGCGGATCTTGAAATCAGAATCGGTGCCGAGCTGTCAGAAATCAAGGGCGCGCTGGCGGGTCTACAGAAAGACCTGAAGAACGTCGGCAACGCGTCGGTCGGCAACCCCCTGAAGAACGTGGAGGGCGGGGCACAGCAAGCCTTTTCCGCCATCGGGCGACTGACGGCCGCATTCGCGACCATGGCCACGGTCTTCAAGGCTATCCAGATCGCCGACGAATTCGAAACGCTGAACGCGCGTCTTCGCATCGCCACCAATTCCACCGAAGAGTACGTCCGCGCCCAGCAGGCGCTTTTCGAGCTATCGCAGCGCACGCGCAGCAGCCTGACGGAAACCGTCGACCTTTACAGCAAGATCGCCGGGTCGATCAAAGAAGCCAAGGTCGGCCAGGAAACGCTGCTGCAAGTCGTCGAAACGGTGAACCAGGCAGTGCAGCTGTCGGGGGCCACCACGCAAGCGGCCCAGGCGGCACTGACCCAGCTGGGTCAGGGCCTGGCATCGGGCACGCTGCGCGGCGAAGAACTGAATTCGATCCTGGAGCAGACCCCGGTCCTGGCCGACGCGATCGCCAAGGGCATGGGCATCACGCGCGGGGAGCTGCGCAAGTACGGCGAAGAAGGCAAGATCACCGCCCAACAGGTCATCGGCGCGCTGCAAGACCAACGCGAAGAAATCGAACAGCAGTTCAAGACGCTGCC